TTACGGGGTAATGCCAACCGCTGCCGCCACTTTGTCGCCACTTGGCAGCGTTGCCAGAGGATTGAAACGGAGCGCCGTTTCCAGATGATCCGGTGCCAGATGTGCGTAACGCATCGTCATTTTTATATCGTGATGTCCGAGGATTTTTTGCAAAGCAAGGATATTTCCACCCGACATCATGAAATGCGCCGCAAACGTATGGCGCAGAACGTGTGTCAGTTGACCGCGAGGGAGCACGATAGACGTTTTTTCCATCACGGATAAAAATTGAAAATAGCAGTCTGTGAAGAAATTGAAACCATCAAGCGCCATGATCTCTTCGTAAAGCTCTTTACTGATAGGGATGCTTCTGTTTTTCTTCCCCTTCGTTCTTACAAAGGTAATTCGGTATTTAGTCACCTGTGAACGGGTAAGATTTATTGCTTCTCGCCAGCGTGCGCCTGTGCTTAAGCATATCTTGACTACCAGTGCCAGAATTGGGTCCTGACGTTTGCAATCAGCCAGCAATTCAACAATCTGCTCATGGGTAAGCCATGCCATCTCTTTTTCTGCGATGGTGAATTTTCGCATGTTCTCCAGTGGGTTCGGATACGACCATTCGCCCAGACGGGATAGTTCGCTAAAAACACTACTTAGATAGCTTTGCTCCAGGTTAATGGTGACCGGGCTTGCTCCTTTCTTCCATTTCTCGCTGAAGTAGATCTCGCCTGTCAGTCGTTTATCTCGATAGTGGGCAAACATTTTAGAGGTGAGATCGGTTGCAAGAGGATTGCCCAGAGCGTCAACCATCAACAGCAATTTGTCATAGACATGCTGCCCAGCTGTCAGAGATTTACCATGTAGTTTGAACCATAGCTCAACCACGTCTTTCAGTGTTCGACGATCCACTGATTCACCCAGCCAGGGCTTTGCTTCGGTTTCTTCCATCGTGTGACGCTCAAAAGCCAGTGCTTCGCCTTTGGTGGCGAATTGTTTACGCACACGACGCCCACTTCGTCCGGCGGGGTAACATTCGCAAAGCCATTTCCCTGTGGTGAGTTTTCGTACTGCCATAAAAAAGCCCTCATGTCAGAGGGCTAAATTTAACTGTATGTTTGACCAGTGGTCAATGTATGGTTTGTGAAATCCATACATTACCTTAATTTATCAAGCTCTCGTTTATTTCTTTTATCATGTATATCATTAAGAAATAATATATTACTAGCAATGATACTAAATAACGCTATTATTTGTAGATATACTAATAACGCTGTGATAAAAAATCCAAACTTGCAGAACACGTGCTTATGCAAGGAAATGAAATCCAGATTTGAAAATATAGGTTTCGTTAAATTTATTATAACAATAGAAAATATTACAATAGCTGAAATTATAATGGTTTTCACTATCAGAGTAATTCGCTCAATATCTTTTTCTGTTTCCTTATGATAGTTTATACTAGTTATTGTTGATGGCTTTACAATTGAACTTACAGCTGCAGGGTAAATATATGCAAGCCAAATACCTGCAATAGTGAAGATCATTGCAGAAATGTTTTGCAAGGTAGATAAAATATCTTTTATATCTGCATACGTATATTTATCTCCGAACAAATAAGCAATAGCTATAATTGTTAGGAGAAAACATATGTGCAAAATTTTAGGTTTTATAATCATACTATGCACCTATTTTATGAATCTGCACTGTTGTATCATTATCAGCTTCTGGTTGTTCTATTATATCTTCATTTTTAAAACAATTCACCAAATCATTTCTATGAGCTTTTACTACACTCATTAAATATGAAGAAGAGTAATGTTTGTTTCTGTTAGAAAGGTCAACGTGAATTTCATGGCGATAAACATATTCATCTAACCAAGTAGTTGAACCATTTTTCCCATTTATTTTGAATCCGATGCGTGCGTGATCATTCCCTACATTCTCATTGTTGTTTTCTGTATCTTCTGAAATAGGATTGTGGTTTTCTATATATTCATCGATGAGTTTAGTGAACTCTTCAGGCGTAGGCGTTCCTTCGACTAATAATTCAACGCGATGTTTTTTTGATAAAATAGGAGAGCTTCTTGAGAAAACATCTCCAACTGCATCAAATAACTTCTGCCATTTTTCCCGTGTATCAGGTATGTTTGTTTCTATTACGTCATGGTAAACAATGTGAGTGATTTTTTTACACAGTTCTTCTATGTTTGCTCCACTCGTGATCATCCTTGTTTGTTTAGTCTGTACTTTAAAAACTAAACTTTCATCATCACCTTGAGAAAAAAGAACACGTTTGTAATGAACGTCTTCAGGTGAGTCATTACGAGGACGAGTCATATCTATGACTTTTTTATTAGGATGCTCCATCCTAAAGTCAACGTATGCTTTAATATAATGACAGAAAAGATCTGTATCCGTATTAGAACTTGGGAATCGTATGGATGCAATTTTGTTATATTCTGGAATTACCCAATAGTAGCAAGGTACGCCCCAGATATATTTACCGCCACCTTGAGTATCAGAGGCGGATACAACATTATCTGAAGTGCCGTCAATCTTACTTTCAGCATCTATACCTTGAATATTTCCAGAGTTATCACCGAGCGTTTTCCAGATAACAAATAGATAATCTCCTGTCGTACTGTCATATGAAATATTTTTACAGTATGCTTTTGTTCTTCTATTATTATCCTTTCCCCATGGAACAGATTGTTCAACTGTTCTTGAACAGATCCAGCTATGTAAGTTACACAGAACATGGGATAAGTTCTTTTCGACTAATTCCGGCGATTTGCCTTGTCGTATTTTATAAAGGCCAAACATTTCTAAATCAAAAAATGTTATAATGCCGCGTTCAGTTTTAAAGTTGGTTTTACTCATTGTTATTGCTTCTCTTCACCTTTTAAATCTTTCGCTTAATATAATCACTTCTATTAGAATGACATTTGTTGAATGTCACTTTAATTCGAAATGATTGTGCTTCTTATGCATGCAACTACCTCGATATCAGAAAATGCACATTCAAAGTAAGTTTCTTTACTTCTGATATTTATCATACCTTTAGGTAGCCTAGTAATTTGTCTGACGGAATAGGTTCCATCAATATTAATTAACCAGTATCCATCTAATACATCAGAAAATTTCTGATCACAGATGTATGCCACTAAACCATCCTGAACGACAATTGGTGCTGAAAGATTAGCGGGTAAAAATGACGAATCGAAAATATATGAGCCACTCTCAACCATTTTGCCTGCATTGAGATGAAATTTAGGCAGTTCTTTTACCGATGTTGTGAGAGCATTGTGCTCGCTGCCTTGTCCAGTGGCTAGCCATAAAAGAGAATTTCCTGTTTCCAACGAACATTTTATGATCCAATCAGCCGGGAATGTGTCTCGCAAATATCTATTTGCCATAGTGCTTTTAGATACATTCAGATGGTCGGCAAGTTCTTGTCTTGTTTTAAAGCCATACGCTTTCATTAGCCTGTCTATTGCATCACGTCCGCCTGAGTCCAAATTCAGATCGTTCCCAATTGGGGACTTCAGGGTGGTGGCTTGGGAAACGTGCTGAACCTTTGATGCAGTTGCCTTTGGCATGACCGGAGCCTCAGTACTCTGAGGGAATGGTACGCCTTTTCCGAATGAGAGCCACTCGATAGATGCACCCGTTTCAATTGCACACTGAATTACCCAGTCAGCAGGAAATACGTCACGCATCCAGCGCGTGCCCATAGTGCTTGCAGATACGTTGAACTGTTCGCACAGAGCTTGCCTTGTCTTGAATCCATACGCTTCAAGCATGCGCGTTATGACTGCTTGTCCTCCGTTTTTGAAATTCATTTATTACGCCTTTGAGTAATTTTTGGTTGACACTTCTCAAATGAAGAATTAGTGTGTGCGAAAGTGAACTGAACAGGATTAATCACCAGTTACCACACATCTTGTTAAACGAGGAATCTTGCATCATGGCTCCACATATTTCAATCACCTTAGCTGTCCCATCTGTTTCTATTGAGAAATACAGTGAACTGACTGGGTTATCTATCGATACTATCAATGACATGCTGGCTGATGGACGCCTTATTCGCCATCGTCTCCGTAAAGATAAAAAGCGAGAAAAGGTAATGATCAATATCGCAGCAATGACCGTTGATGCGCTCTCTGAATGCAATTTGAGTATTAACTAGTTCCATTTTGGGATACATCAGGGGTGTCGACTATGTTTGATTACCAAGTTTCCAAACATCCACATTTTGATGAAGCCTGCCGTGCATTTGCACTGCGCCACAATCTGGTGCAACTGGCAGAACGTGCAGGCATGAATGTGCAGATTCTGCGGAACAAGCTGAACCCAGCTCAGCCTCATTTATTAACCGCACCAGAAATCTGGCTGCTTACCGATCTGACTGAAGATTCAACGCTGGTAGATGGTTTTCTGGCACAGATTCACTGCCTGCCATGTGTACCGATTAATGAGGTGGCAAAAGAGAAACTGCCACATTACGTCATGAGTGCAACCGCAGAGATCGGGCGTGTTGCTGCAGGTGCGGTATCTGGCGATGTAAAAACCAGTGCAGGTCGTCGTGATGCTATCAGCAGCATTAACTCTGTTACACGACTGATGGCGTTAGCTGCTGTTTCATTGCAGGCCCGTTTACAGGTTAATCCTGCGATGGCAAGTGCAGTTGATACTGTAACTGGCCTCGGTGCTTCATTCGGTTTGCTGTGAGGTGCTTATGCTGACGAAAGAACCATCATTTGCATCGCTGCTGGTAAAACAAAGTCCGGCAATGCACTACGGTCACGGCTGGATCATGGGTGAGGATGGTAAACGCTGGCATCCATGTCATTCACAAGATGAATTGCTGTCTGAATTGACCACGAGGAAACGGAGAAAGTCAAAATGTATGCAGCGGAAAGTGAAGTGGTTTATCAGTTTCGTTACAGAGGGGAGAGTTATTCAGTACCTGAAGATGATTTGCTCTGTTGTTATCCGTCGTTGTCGGGCGATGGCAGTTACTTTTTCACGCTAAATGATGGGACGTTTTTACGGGGAGAGCAGGTTAAAGAGACGATACGAAAAAATGTATCTCCTCTTGAACGTTACCGTAAGAACAAAGAACGATAGTTGCGTTTTGGGGATATGAATTATGGCAATTAATGGCGCTGCGGCGACTGTTCCATTAAGCCCCGGTGAACGCCTGAATGGACTTAATCACATTGCGGAGTTAAGGGCGAAAGTTTTTGGTCTGAATATTGAGTCAGAGCTTGAGCGGTTTATTAAAGATATGCGTGATCCACGCGATATTAATAGCGAACAAAATAAACGGGCACTGGCTGCCATATTCTTTATGGCAAAAATTCCAGCTGAACGTCATAGCATCAGCATTAATGAGCTGACCACTGACGAAAAGCGGGAGTTGATTAAAGCAATGAATCATTTTCGTGCAGTGGTGAGCTTATTTCCCAGACGGCTAACCATGCCGAATTAACCAACTAATGAAATTAATGGCGTAAACCCGCCGGGCATCCCTTTATCTAAATTCAGGAGAATTGATTATGCATAATATTGAAACCCTCACGACTAAAACCGGACCGGATGATGCTGGTCTTAATCTTTTACTGACAGAGGCCCTTCTTGAAGAACGTCGGGCAAGGGCTGAGGCAATGGCTGCCCGCCTTGATAGCCTGGCGTGTCATATCACATCCCGCCAGCTAAACCACGTCGAAGCAGCAGAACTGCTGCGTGTGACCGCTGAAGCAATCCAGAACGAAGCGCAGGAGATCCACTAATGGCTGATGCAATGGATCTCGTACAGCAGCGCGTTGAAGAAGAACGCCAGCGCCATATCCGTGCTGCCCGTGCCAAAACACCGGGCGTGTCTCGCGTGCTTTGTATTGAATGTGAAGCGCCAATTCCGCCAGCACGCCGCCGCGCCATTCCTGGAGTGCAGCTTTGCATTACCTGTCAGGAAATCGCAGAGCTGAAAGGCAGACATTACAACGGAGGTGCTGTATGAGCACCATCCTGAAATGGGCGGGAAATAAAACCGCCATAATGTCCGAACTGAAAAAACACCTTCCTGCTGGCCCGCGACTGGTTGAACCTTTCGCGGGTTCCTGTGCTGTGATGATGGAGACGGATTATCCAAGCTATCTGGTTGCGGATATTAATCCTGATTTAATCAACCTCTATAAAAAGGTTGCCGCTGATTGTGAATCGTTTATATCTCGCGCCAGAGTTTTATTTAAGGAAGCAAACAGGGAGGTGGCTTATTACAACATAAGGCAGGAGTTTAATTACTCAACTGAAATTACTGATTTCATGAAAGCGGTATATTTCCTGTATCTCAATCGTCACGGTTACCGTGGTTTATGTCGCTATAACAAGAGCGGGCATTTCAACATTCCCTACGGTAATTATAAAAATCCGTATTTCCCTGAAAAAGAAATTCGCACATTTGCAGAAATGGCCCAGCGAGCAACGTTTATCTGCGCCAGCTTTGATGAAACGCTGGCGATGTTGAAGGCGGGGGATGTGGTGTATTGCGATCCGCCGTATGACGGTACGTTTTCCGGCTATCACACTGACGGCTTCACTGAAGATGACCAGTATCACCTGGCATCTGTTCTTGAACATCGGTCATCAGAAGGACATCCGGTCATTGTTTCTAACAGTGACACATCCCTGATCCGTTCGCTGTATCGCAATTTTACTCACCACTACATCAAGGCAAAACGCAGCATCGGTGTGGCAGCTGGCGAGGGTAAATCAGCAACAGAAATCATTGCTGTTTCCGGGCCGCGCTGCTGGGTGGGATTTGATTATTCGCGTGGCGTGGACAGTTCTGCCGTGTACGGAGTACGTGCATGAGTCATGCCGATATGAACAACTGCTGCGGCTTTAACGAGGCTGCCGCATCGTTCTCATGGAACAGCCCGAAAAAGGCCATTAACCCTTATCTGGACCCGGCGGAAGTTGCGCCGGTTTCTGCGCTTTCAAACCTGATCACTCTGTACGCTGCCGATAACGAGCAGGAACAACTGCGCCGCGAGGCACTGAGTGATCAGGTCTGGGAGCGTTATTTCTTTAATGAATCCCGTGATCCTGTCCAGCGCGAAATGGAGCAGGATAAGCTCATTAGCCGGGCAAAGCTGGCGCATGAGCAGCAGCGTTTTAATCCAGACATGGTCATTCTGGCGGACGTCAACGCCCAGCCTTCCCATATCAGCAAGCCGCTGATGCAACGTATTAAATACTTCAGCAGCCTGGGCAGGCCAAAGGCTTATTCCCGCTATTTGCGTGAGACGATTAAGCCATGCCTGGAACGACTGGAGCATGTGCGCGACAGTCAGCTATCCACTTCTTTTCGCTTTATGGCAAGCCATGAAGGGCTGGACGGCCTGCTAATCCTGCCTGAAATGAGTCAGGATCAGGTGAAACGCCTGTCCACCCTGGTAGCTGCGCATATGAGCATGTGCCTTGATGCAGCTTGTGGTGATTTGTACGCCACCGATGATGTTAAGCCAGAAGAAATCCGCAAGACATGGGAAAAGGTGGCAGCAGAAACCCTGCGACTGGATGTTATCCCGCCTGCGTTTGAGCAACTTCGTCGGAAAAGAAACCGCCGTAAACCCGTGCCCTATGAACTCATTCCGGGGTCGCTGGCGCGTATGTTGTGCGCTGACTGGTGGTATCGGAAATTATGGAAGATGCGTTGCGAATGGCGGGAAGAGCAGTTGCGCGCTGTCTGCCTGGTTAGCAAAAAAGCATCACCTTATGTCAGCTATGAAGCCGTGATGCATAAACGTGAGCAGCGCCGTAAGTCGCTGGAGTTTTTCCGTTCTCATGAACTGGTGAACGAAGACGGCGACACGCTGGACATGGAGGGTGTGGTAAACGCCAGCAGCAGCAACCCTGCGCATCGCCGCAATGAGATGATGGCCTGTGTTAAAGGCCTGGAGCTTATCGCGGAAATGCGCGGTGACTGCGCCGTTTTCTACACCATCACCTGTCCGTCACGTTTCCATTCCACGCAAAATAACGGCAGGCCCAACCTGACCTGGACAAATGCGACGGTAAGACAAAGCAGTGATTATCTGGTCGGTATGTTTGCTGCATTTCGTAAGGCGATGCACAAAGCCGGATTGCGCTGGTATGGCGTGCGGGTGGCTGAGCCGCATCATGACGGTACAGTTCACTGGCACCTGTTGTGTTTTATGCGCAAAAAAGATCGTCGCGCCATTACTGCTTTGTTGCGTAAGTTTGCCATTCGTGAAGACCGAGAGGAGCTGGGGAATAACACGGGACCACGCTTTAAGTCTGAGTTGATTAACCCGCGCAAAGGAACGCCGACAAGCTACATCGCGAAATATATCAGCAAGAACATTGACGGGCGTGGTCTGGCTGGCGAGATCAGCAAGGAAACGGGTAAATCTCTGCGTGATAACGCTGAATACGTGAATGCCTGGGCGTCTTTGCATCGTGTTCAGCAATTCCGCTTCTTTGGCATTCCGGGGCGCCAGGCTTACCGTGAACTGCGATTGCTGGCTGGTCAGGCGGCAAGGCAACAGGGGGACAAAAAAGCAGGTACGCCGGTACTGGATAACCCGCGCCTTGATGCAATCCTGGCTGCTGCTGATGCTGGTTGTTTTGCCACTTACATCATGAAGCAGGGCGGCGTACTGGTTCCCCGCAAATATCACCTTATCAGAACAGCTTATGAAATTAACGAAGAGCCGACCGCCTATGGCGATCACGGTATTCGTATTTATGGCATCTGGTCACCCATTGCAGAGGGCAAGATCTGCACTCATGCAGTGAAGTGGAAAATGGTTCGTAAGGCCGTTGACGTTCAGGAGGCGGCAGCCGACCAGGGCGCTTGCGCCCCTTGGACTCGTGGCAATAACTGTCCCCTTGCTGAAAATTTGAACCAACAGGAGAAAGATAAATCAACAGATGGGGATACCAGAACTGACATTACCTGTATGGATGACAAGGAGTTGCACGATTACCTGCATAGTATGAGCAAAAAAGAGCGCCAGGAACTGGCAGCAAGATTACGCCTGGTGAAACCGAAACGGCGTAAAGACTACAAACAGCGAATTACAGAGTATCAGCGTCAGCAGCTCGTCTATGAACTGAAGTCAAGAGGATTTGATGGCAGCGAGAAAGAGGTCGATTTACTCCTTCGCGGTGGCAGTATTCCGTCAGGAGCAGGCCTGCGTATCTTCTATCGGAACCAGCGTTTGCAGGAAGATGATAAGTGGCGGAACCTGTATTAATCACGTGGGTTAACAATTCGTGCTCTTAATAATACCAGGCATATCAGGCTGATGAACGTAAAAAACGTTTTACATCAGTAAGATTATTATATACTGTAAATATAAACAGTGGTTGTGCATACAGTATTGCTTGTGGTGTCATAGGAGGAAAGATGCAGGACTATTTTTTGGAGTCTTTGAAGCTCCAGCGCATTGATTTTTTTCTTAAGCTTGTAGCGGCTAGTGAGTGTAGTGATGAAGAGAAGGGGCTGGCTCTGCAGTGGGTTTCTGAGTTGACTGATGAGCTGATGGCGAGAATTCGCGCTCATGAATACAACCACTAGATGGATCTTCCCAGTAGTTTTTCGAAACTGAAAACAACCGAGTGAAAGTTACGACACTTGAGCTTTTCACTTGGGTTATAATCAGAATACTTGTTTTCGTCCACAAATGTACATGCCATGCATTAATGTGGTGATAGCTTTCAATTTTTACTAAATGGTTTCAATTGCTTCTTATGAATCATGTAATGTTAGATATAGAAACATTGGATGTTGAAAAAACAGCTTATATCCTTTCAGTTGGTGCGGCTTTTTTCGTGCCGGAGACTGGCGAGATTGGTCCGGGTTTCTATCAAGTTATTTCGCTTGATCATGAACAAGCAGGCAGAACCATTGCCCCCTCTACTGTAAAGTGGTGGATGAATCAAAGTACTGAAGCTAAAAACGAAAATTTTGATGGCACTAAGGACCTTTTAGAGGTTCTGAATGAATTTGTGGCATTTATTCTTCATAATCGTACTGGCCGAGTAAAAGTGTGGGGAAACGGGAAAGAGTTTGACTGCACGATCATGCATCATGCCCTGTTACAGGCGGGTCTGGATTGCCCATGGTCATTCAGAGATACTCTTGACGTTAGAACCATCTTAGCACTTGGTGAAAGCAAAGGAATTTTTTCTCATGCTGATAAAAATTTCACTGGCATTAGGCACACAGCATTCGATGATGTTTTATTTCAGATCGCACAGGTTTCTCACATCTATATGAATTTAAATAAAAAATAAATATAGGACTTAGCTATGGATTGCTTAGATGTAACCTATTGGACTGAGCTAGATGTTTTCGCACAGTATCCTGTTGGTGCTCGCTCTAAGGCATTGGTTATTTCCCCTGATGTTGCCCCCCATGGTATCAAAGCATCGTGGCCGTATCTTTTTAAGAGAAGTATTAAAAAATACCCAGATCAATTTTGGTGTGAGATCGTTGCCTACAGGATTGGATTGCAGCTTGGTTTTAATGTCCCCAAAGCAGTTCCTTCGTTAAAGACTAATGATTTGGGGCATACGTTTTGCGGGGCCCTCATTGAGTGGTTTCATCATAAAGATTATGAGAAATTTGCTCCCGCTGGTGATTACTTTGTTCGAAGAGATCCAAATTTTGATCGTGAGAAAGGAGCTAAGCATTCCATTGAAGGGCTGAGGATTATCGCGAAAGCTCTTAAAGTTGACTATGTTGAGTGGTTGGAGAATATGGCTCTCTTTGACGCAGTAATAGGTAATACAGATAGACATCAAGAAAACTGGGGGTTTATCTTCTCCCCTTTAACCAGCGAGTGTCAGCTTGCACCATTTTTCGATAATGGTACGAGCTTATGCTACGAACGCTTTCCGGAACATGTTGCTGATTGGACCGATCATAGACTCAGGGAGCATGTTAGCCGGGGAAAGCATCATTTGCGTAAGACTCTGGGCAAAGATGAGTATCAGAGATTAGGTCATTTAGAGTTAATCAAAGAACTTTGTGATAAAAAAGAAGAATTAAAACAGCGGGTAGCTGAAAGACTGGCTCGTTTGAACCATGACTTTTGGGACTCAACTTTTGCGGAGTTGACGGAAATAAACTGCCCTGTTCCGCTGACTAGAGAACGTGCTGCATGGATTGTTCGTGTAACAAACATGCGTATTGAACTGATTAAAGGTGTTACTTCATGACTATCTTAATAGAAAAAATTCCCATGCCAAGTAGGCTCTTACTGACATGGCAACCGACCGACGGCGGCTCTCGCTATGTCGTTGGTGAACTTCTTCAAGATGAGTCTGAAGGCTACGAGTTTAATTATCTTACGGATAGCAAAGATTTTGCTAAAGCTGGTGATAAAGGCTTTCACGGTTTTCCTGCTTTTGACATAAAAGTTACGACTCATCGCAAAGACGTTATGCAAACCTTTTCAAGAAGGTTACCCTCCAGGAAAAGAGAAGATTTTGCCGATTACTTGCTGACGTTTCGTCTTCCTGCTGATTTTAGAGAGAATGACTTCGTTTTGCTCGCTTGTACTGGCGGAAAAGTGGCTAGTGATGGTTTTTATTTTGTCCCAGACTTGTCTTCTATTCGGCCACCTTTTGATTATGTCATGGAGGTCGCCGGAACGAGACACATGATTAAGGAAGGGCGTCTAGCTCTTGACGAGATATCAATTGGTGATGAAGTCATATTGCGCAATGAAGATACCAATACTGTTGATCCGCTGGCCATATTAGTAACGAAAAACGACAATCATCTAGGATATGTCAACAAGGCATTGTGCGCCGCATTACGAGATCTTAGTAAAAACCATGATATCAGTGGAGTGGTCGTACGTAAAAATGGCTCTTCGGATAGGCCTTTGATTTATGCAAAAGTATCTGTTAGATGATGCATGTTTATTCATGCTTGCTAGTGATACTGCATTCATAGAGTCTGTCAACTATGGAGATTTTTTCGTCTCATGCAACTACATTAAATTACCATTAAGTGGGTTGACGTTGCGGGGGAAGCATTACACGTCAGTATTGGTGCGTCTGAAGTGTCATGCCGAAAAGGTATGAAAAAGCCGCTTGGTAACATAACTATTCGCAATGATGTTGTAGGAAGCGAACTGGAAATGATAGCAATGGATGCTGTTGATGTAGTGTATGTATATGCTGCATGAGTTTGCATGAACGTTTGAGGCTCGTTTTTGTTAAGGCCCGCCAGAACTGGCGGGCTTTTGCTCATGTCATGCAGGTGCATGAAAACCACTACATAAAGCGGGCAGGCGTGGCGGGGATACGAGCGTGCGCAATAGGGTTATGTACAATAAATTTTTGACGATCTTCGAGTGTTATTAGCTTGAGGCTGTCAGGGAAAATGAATACAATAAGAAGCGCCTAGCAGAATGTTACTAGGCGCTTCGAATACATAACCTGTATGACTTTCTTAACCTACTTATCTTTTTGATTTCTTCTTCGTATCATCGTGATCGAATACTTGGCGGGTAGGCGGCTTGCTGGGTGGTGGCGGCGGCGGTAAATTAGATTTCTCATTTTTGCTCATCTTTATTTTTCCTATTTTTTGGATCATTGCCATAGCTTTCTCTAACTAACCGAGTGATTGGCGGTTTAGGTGGTGGTGGTGGTGGTGGTGCTTCATTTTTTTTAGGATTTTTGTGTTCGGTCATTTTTATCGTCCTTTCTGTCTCTTCGTAGTTGCCTTGCTTTTGAATCATCTTCAATAACGATCCTTCTTGCAGGTGGAGTAGGCCGAGGAGGTGGTGGCGGTAACGGTTTGGTCATTAAGTTCTCCTGACATTTTCAATAGGTATTATCAAATAGTTAGGGTCGTTATTTTTCCGCGGTGATGCTGCATCTAAATCAGCTAAAAGAAATATGACTACTGCTGCGATAATTGGAATCCATGACCAGACAAGATACTTTGTTGACTCAAATAGTTTGCTGGAACGTTCCTCATTGATATTACTGTTCCAGCTAGCACACTCTCTGATTTCTTGATGAATAAACTCCCAAAGTTTATTATCAGGGTTATAACTTTCATCGTATGTAAGTTCATTGTCATCGCAATATTTTTTATATTTCACCTCGTAACTAATCAGATCTATGTGATAATCATGCAATGCTTTAGGTGCAGGGCAATACTTAAATTCATTTCCCCATATGACTTGTTTCAACAGAATTGATGATACAAGAACTAAGCCAAATGAAATTGCGGTACATAAAAATACTAGGCAAGCTAGCCTTGGGTGGGATTCATAAGATGTGTTTTTGGCGAGATAAGTAAGTATAGTTGCGGTAATGACAACTAATCCGAATTCGGCTTGAGCGCGAGTATGTATCTTGTCTTTATTCTCAATTTCTGAGAAATAAAGTTTTTCGTAAAATTCTAATGCTTTATCCTTTTTCATTTTTAGATTCAGTGTGATGTCCATGTATCAAACATATCACGATAACAAAAAAAGAAAAGCCGCAATTCTGCGGCTGTAGGGAAGCTAATCTAGCGATAATTCGTAATTTGTGAACCCTATCGCGTTTTTATCCAGCCATTTATTAAGCTCCTCAAAGCGTCTCTGAAGCGGAATAAGTTCATTACGAACGAATACGCGGCTGGCCTTCTCCACATCCCCAAACCCCCCAACATTATTCGGCATAATCCCCATCATTTGCGGCGGCACGCGGTGCGCAGCCATCATGTCGTCGCGGCTGACATTTTTGATATTCAAAAACTCATCCTTCGCTGCGACTTCTGATAACGGGATAATCTGAAGTCCGTCCTTTTTGCCGTTAGGCGAGTACATAAACAGGTTGCGGAAGTTGCCTGGACCTTTGGCGCTTTTCATCGCGTTGCGGAGGTTGTTCACATCCTCCTGGTTCTGCGCGGCATCGGTCATGTACATGATGAAGCCTGCATGACTACCGTTAATGTAATACTTGCGGCGGAACAGCGTGGCGGATTCGTTGAGCAGGGCTGACGGAATGGCAGAAAGATAACCGGGCAGGCCGTAGATCTCCTGGTTGATGTCCGGTTCCATCAGATGAAAGATGCTGCCTTTTGTGAACTGATACGGCTGTGTCGTCAGGCTGTATTGCACAAACCAGTATGTTTCAAGGTCAAGCCCGCGCCGGGTGTATTTTGCCAGTGCAGGCTCCAGCGAAATAACTTCACCGAAACGGTTCGTGCGCTTCTCCAGGTAGCCGTTACCAAAAACCAGATAGTCCTGCACAAAACGGGTAAATGCCTGCTGACTGAGAAGACGATGCGGAATATAGGTACTGCTGATAATGTCACGCTTAACACTGATGGGGGAGCTGTGATGCACAGCGGCGCGGAAGGTGCGCGCCAGTCCGTCAAAGCTGACGGGCGGCTCATACCAGCGATCTGTCTGTACGCATTCCACATAGTCCAGCAGTTCGCGGCGGTCAAGTACTGGAACGGGATCACCGAAGCTGAATGCTTCGGCTGAAGTCTGGCTTTTATGCTGAATCTGGTTCGTCGACGCAGCGCGGTTCTTCTTACTCTTTCCCATCAAAAAATCTCCACAATATTGCTGGTATTGGCGGACTCGCCCTGCAGCGGTTCGTTGAACAGTGCGTGCATTGTTGCCCAGGCCAGATCGGCGTGGCTGGCTTCTTCGCTGCGGCTGGCTTCATAGGTCGGGCGGTTGCCGCTGGCGGTGGTTGCGCGACGGATTGCCATGAATGACTGCGCAATGTCGGTGTGTCCGGCGTCAAACTCCAGACGGCGGTGGCTGATAATGTCGTAGGCCTTGAGTACCAGGGCATTTTTAACATTGGGGTTATAGACAAACTCCCGGACGGCAGGAAAGAACGCTTTCACGTTCTCATAAACCCCGTGACCAACGCCGGTCGAGTCGATACCGATATACGTAACGTTGTACTGTTCGGTGAGTTTTTTGATGGCGTCAGCCTGGGCGCGGAAGTCCATCCCGCGCCACTGGTGACGCTCAAGAATGCGGAACTTACCACCCGGCACGGCTGGCGGAGCCACCACCACGCATCCGGCACTATCGCCGTTCTGCGTACCTTTTGCCGGGTCATAACCGATCCACACTTCGCGCCAGCCAAACGGGCGCAGCGCCAGTGCATGAAAGTCGGTCCAGACTTCCCAGCTGTCCACCATGCACGCCTGCAGCTCGCTGAGCGGGAACACGGATGCGAGATCGTCCACGAACTCACACATCAGCAGGTTCTGGTATTCGTCCGGGCTGTACTCCATGCGCAACTGGTCGAGGTCGAACAGGTTACAGCCGCCGCGCACCGCATCTTCCACGGTGACTATCTGGCGGTATTGCCCGTCTGCGCACAGCAGGCCGGGGGCCAGATTGCTGTGGGACAGGTCGATGTCCACCTTGTCAGCTTTGTTGCGCCCACGGTTGAACAGCGCACCGGACCAGAACGGATAAGCACTGTGGGTCAGACTGGATGGTGTGGAAAAATAGGTCTGCCGCCATTTCTTGTGAATAGCCATACCGGAAGCCACTTTGCGTAGCTCCTGAAATTTCGGTATCCAGAAATATTCATCCAGATACAGGTTGCCGTGGTAACTCTGGGCCGTGCGGGCATTGGTGCCGAGGAAGTACAGCGTGGCCCCGTTAGGAAGCACCATCGGATCGCCTTTCAGCTCCACCTCCACTTCTTTGGCGAAGTCGATGATGTACTGCTTAAAGACGTAGGCCTGAGCCTTGCTGGCGGAAAGGAAAATCTGGTTACGCCCGGTTAGCAGGGCGTCAATCAGGGCTTCACGGGCAAAGTAAAAGGTCGCGCCGATCTGGCGAGACTTCAGCAGGTTGCGGATGCGATTGGTTTTTCCGGCTTCCCACCAGTGGCGCTGGTAGTTGAACATGGAGGAATGGAAGATTTCTTCCAGCTTCTCAATCTGTTCATCGGTGAAAACATTCTTTTCCGGCTGACGGCGCGGGCCTTTGTTGCGGTTGGCGACGTTAGGGTTTAAGTCGGCTTCGTTGCCGCCATTGTTAAACTTGCCGATCCGCGCGTGGCGCTCAGACTGGCGCGCCAGCAGGTCAATCTCTTTGAAATCTTTCCCTTCTTTGTGCTCCTTCATAATGAGCTGGCAATAGCGTGCGGCGGTGGTGAGCTGCATCTGATCCAGCGGACCATAGTCACCCCACTTGTCGCGTTTTTTCCAGCTGTGAACGGTTGCAACTTTCTCGCCCAGCATTTCAGCAATGCGGGCTACGCGGTATCCCTGAAAGTACAGCAGCATGGCCTGCCGACGGGGATCGAGATCTGCGGGTGTCAGTGTGGTGTTCATGGCACAAACCTACAGCCTTGAATGACGGCTTTCCCCGCCTGCGGTTTGTGTGGTTGTCGGTACAAATACCGCGCATTGTTTCACTGCCCCCATCACCGCAACCATAAGGCTCCAGTAAGTTTTTTCTAACGGAGCACGGCTCATGACAGTGAAAGCAAAGCGTTTTCGCATCGGGGTGGAAGGTGCCACCACCGACGGACGCGAAATCCAGCGTGAATGGCTGGAGCAGATGGCAGCCAGCTACAACCCGGCGGTGTATACCGCGCTGATTAACCTTGAGCACATCAAGTCTTATCTGCCGGACAGCACCTTTAACCGCTACGGCAAGGTGACGGCGCTGTTTGCTGAAGAAATCACGGAAGGTCCGCTGGCAGGCAAGATGGCGCTGTATGCCGACGTTGAGCCAACGGAGTCCCTGGTGGAACTGGTGAAAAAAGGCCAGAAATTATTCACCTCTATGGAAGTCAGCCCGAAGTTTGCTGATACGGGCAAAGCCTACCTGGTCGGCTTGGCTGCCACTGATGATCCCGCCAGTCTGGGCACTGAAATGCTGACATTCAGCGCCAGTGCAGCCCATAACCCGCTGGCAAACCGCAAGCAGAATCCCGCCAATCTTTTTACCGCAGCAGAGGAAACGATTATCGAACTGGAAGAAATCCAGGATGACAAACCGTCCCTGTTTGCCCGCGTCACGGCGCTGTTTACCAAAAAAGAGCAGTCCGATGACGCCCGGTTCTCTGATGTGCATAAGGCCGTGGAGCTGGTCGCCACTGAGCAGCAGAACCTGAGCGCACGCACCGAAAAATCCCTGTCTGAGCAGGAAGAACGCCTGTCTGAGCTGGAGACTGCCCTGCAGGCACAGCAGACCGCCTTTAACGAACTGGTGGACAAGCTGAGTCATGAAGACAGCCGGCAGGACTACCGCCAGCGTGCAACAGGCGGTAACGCCCCCGCTGACACTCTGACCAATTGCTGATGGAGCACAAAACCTGATGAAGAAGAATACCCGCTTTGCTTTTAACGCTTACCTGCAGCAACTGGCGCGTCTGAACGGTGTGGCAGTTGAAGAACTGTCCAGCAAGTTCACCGTAGAGCCGTCCGTGCAGCAGACATTGGAAGACCAGATCCAGCAGTCCGCCGCTTTCCTGACGCTGATTAACGTCACGCCAGTGACTGAGCAGTCCGGTCAGCTGCTGGGGTTGGGAGTTGGCAGCACCATTGCCGGAACCACTGATACCACCGCGAAAGAGCGTGAACCTGTCGATCCGACGCTGATGGTCGATGTGGAATATAAATGCGAGCAGACCAACTTTGACACGGTACTGACCTACGCGAAGCTGGACCTGTGGGCGAAGTTTCAGGATTTTCAGGTGCGTATCCGTGACGCCATCGTGAAACGTCAGGCACTGGACCGCATCATGATCGGCTTTAACGGCGTGAAGCGTGCGAAAACCTCCAACCGTAGCGAAAACCCGCTACTGCAGGATGTGAATAAAGGCTGGCTGCAGAAAATCCGTGAGGATGCACCGGATCACGTCATGGGCAGCACCACCACGGGCGGTGAAACCACACCGGGTGCGGTGAAAGTCGGGAAAGGTGGCGAATATGCCAACCTGGACGCCGTGGTGATGGATGCCGTTAACGAGCTTATCGACGTGGTCTATCAGGACGATGACGATCTGGTGGTGATTTGCGGTCGTGAACTGCTGTCTGACAAGTATTTCCCGCTGGTCAACAAAGAGCAGGAAAACAGTGAAAAACTGGCTGCCGATATGATCATCAGTCAGAAACGCATGGGTGGCCTGCAGGCCGTGCGTGCGCCGTTCTTCCCGCCGAATGCGCTGCTGATCACCCGTCTGGATAACCTGTCCATCTATTGGCAGGAAGACACCCGCCGCCGTTCAGTTATCGACAACCCGAAACGTGACCGGATTGAAAACTTTGAATCCGTTAACGAAGCCTATGTGGTTGAGGACTACCGCTGCGCCGCACTGGTGGAAAACATCCAGATTGGTGATTTCAGCGCCGCCGCAGCCGAAACCGGAGCGTAATCCATGAGCCTGAGTCCCGCACGGCAGCATCGCCTGCGCGTTCAGGCTGAACAGGCCGCCCGTGAGGGCGGCAGTGTTCGCCACGCGTCGGGCTATGACCTGATGCTGCTGCAACTGGCGGAAGACCGACGCCGTCTCAAGGGCGTTCAGTCCACGGTGAAAAAAGCGGAAATCAAGGTGGAGCTGCTGCCGAAGTACGCCGCCTGGGCAGAGGGCGTCCTGGCTGCCGGAGGCACTCAACAGGATGACGTGCTGATGTACGTGATGCTGTGGCGCATTGATGCCGGAGATTATGCCGGGGCGCTGGAGATCGGGCGTCATGCCCTGCGTCATGGCTGGGTGATGCCACTGGGTAACCGCAATGTGCAGACCGTGCTGGCAGAGGAAATGGCAGACGCGGCGCAGAGCGCAATGCTTGCCGCCACCGGCTTTGATGCCGATCTGTTGCTGCAGACGCTGGAGCTGACAGACGGTCTGGATATGCCGGACCAGTCACGGGCGCGTCTGCATAAAGCGATTGGCGCTGTCCTGAGTGAAAGCAATCCGGCTTCCGCCCTTAATCATCTCAACCATGCGTTACAGCTCGATCCCCGCTGTGGCGTGAAAAAAGACAAACAGCAGCTGGAGCGCAGACTGCGCAATGACAGCCGCTGACAGAACGTGCCCCCGCGCACGGGCGGCACGGGGTGGCGAAAGGCACTGCCACATCAAAACCCCGTCCACCGCCCTCTATTTCAGGAGAAAGCAGCATGAAGTTTGTTGCGCCAGAACAGGCACCGGAACAGGCGGAAATCATCAGAAATACGCCGTTCTGGCCTGATGTGGACCTGTCGGAGTTCCGCAGTGTGATGCGCACTGACGGCACGGTGACGCAGCCGCGTTTAAAGCAGGTTGCGCTGTCGGCAATTTCGGAGGTCAATGCAGAGCTGTATGAGTTTCGCAGACGCCAGCAGATGCTGGGATATGCCTCGCTGGCAGAGGTTCCGTCGGAACAGCTGGACGGCAAAAGTGAGCGCATTCAGCACTATTTCAACGCGGTTTACTGCTGGGCACGCGCCATGCTCAACGAACGATACCAGGACTATGACGCCACGGCATCCGGTGTGAAGCGGGGCGAAGAACTGGCAGAAGCCAGCGGTGATTTGTGGCGTGACGCCCGCTGGGCCATCAGCCGGGTGCAGGATGCGCCGCACTGCACAGTGGAGCTTATCTGATGAAAGTGCGTGCGCATCAGTATGACACGGTGGACGCGCTTTGCTGGCGTCATTACGGGCGCACGCAGGGTGTCACGGAGCAGGTACTGAAGGCAAATCCGGGGCTTGCCGAATACGGCCCCTTTTTACCTCACGGGCTGCAGGTGGAGCTGCCGGACATTCCGACCACCACCACCGTGCAGACCGTCCAGCTATGGGACTGAATTATGACGCTTGAGCGAATCAGCGCCTTTATCACGTATTGCATCGCCGTCGTGCTGGCCTGGCTGGGAGATTTGTCCATCAAGGATGCCTCAACGCTGGGCGGCCTGATGATTGGTGTGCTGATGCTGGCTATCAACTGGTACTACAAACACAAAGCCTACCAGCTTCTGCGCGACGGGCAGATCTCGCGGGAGGACTATGAATCCATCAATCGTTAAACGCTGCCTTGTCGGGGCCGTGCTGGCTATTGCTGCCACGCTGCCGGGTTTTCAGCAGCTTCACACCTCCGTGGAGGGGCTGAAACTGATTGCCGATTACGAAGGTTGTCGTCTGCAGCCGTATCAGTGCAGCGCGGGTGTCTGGACCGACGGCATTGGTAATACATCGGGCGTCATTCCCGGCAAAACAATCACGGAACGACAGGCAGCAGAAGGGCTGATCTCCAACGTGCTGCGTGTGGAGCGGGCGCTGGAAAGATGTGTGAAGCAACAGCCACCGCAGAAGGTGTATGACGCTACGGTGTCGTTTGCCTTCAACGTGGGGACGGGCAATGCCTGTAGTTCCACGCTGGTGAAATTGCTCAATCAGCGGCGCTGGGCGGATGCATGCCGACAGTTGCCGCGCTGGGTTTATGTGAAAGGTGTTTTTAATCAAGGGCTGGATAATCGCCGTGCGCGGGAGATGGCCTGGTGCCTTAAAGGAGCTGGACTATGACACGTGCGCTGGCGGTAGTGGCGGCGCTGGCACTCGTTGCGCTGGGCTGGCAGTCGTGGCGGCTTAACAGCGCCAGCCACACCATCGAAATGCAGCGCGCGGCGCTGAAAAGTAAAGCGCACGAACTAACGAAGAAAAATAGCCAGCTGATCAGTCTGTCCATTCTGGCTGAAACCAACAATCGGGAGCAGGCGCGGCTCTACGCCGAAGCAGAACAGACCAGTGCACTGCTGAGACAACGACAACGCCGGATTGAGGAACTGAAACGTGAGAACGAGGATTTACGCCGCTGGGCTGATACTCCTTTGCCTGCTGACATTATCCGGCTGCGGAAACGTCCGGCATTCACCGGAGGTGCAGCTTACCGTCAGTGGTTGTCCGCGAGTGACGCCGTGTCGGCTGGATCAGGCAACGCCGCGCACTAACGGTGATCTGAACGCATTGCTGGATGAAACGGAAGCCGCCTGGGCGGTCTGTGCAGACAAAGTGGACATGATTATTGCGTGTCAGGAGCGAAACAGTGAACAAACCACAATCCCTGCGCCACGCCCTCAATAAAGCGGTGCCTTATGTCCGCAATAACCCGGACAAACTGCATCTGTTTGTGGATAACGGTTCGCTGGTTGCTACGGGGGCCAGCTCCATGTCATGGGAGTACCGTTACACCCTGAACGTGGTGATTGAGGATTTCAGCGGCGACCAGAATCTGCTGATGGCCCCGGTTTTGCTGTGGCTGCGGGATAACCAGCCCGATGCCATCAATAACCCGGCGTTACGGGAAAAGCTATTCACCTTTGAGGTGGATATTCTGCGCAACGATGTCTGTGATATCAGCCTTAACCTGCAACTGACGGAGCGTGTGCTGGTCAGCACTGACGGCAATGTGTCGAGTGTTGAAGCTGTAGCGGAACCCGATGAACCTGAAGAAATGTGGACGGTGAAACGTGGCTGAACTGCAGAAAGTGGACGACTGGCTGAGTGCTTTGTTGGCGAATCTGGAACCAGCCGCCAGAAGCCGCATGATGCGCCAGCTGGCGCAGGAACTGCGCCGGACACAGCAGCAGAATATCAGGATGCAGCGCAACCCTGATGGCAGCAGCTATGAACCTCGACGGGTAACAGCACGCAGTAAAAAGGGACGCATAAAACGCCAGATGTTTGCAAAGCTTCGCACCACAAAATACCTGAAAACTGCCGCCAGCGTGGACTCTGCCAGCGTGCAGTTTGAAGGTAAGGTACAGCGCATTGCCCGTGTTCACCATTACGGCCTGCGTGATCGCGTCAGTCGAAAAGGACCGGAGGTCCGCTATGCAGAGCGCCGCTTGCTGGGTTATAGTAATAATAGTTATCTAATCGTTAGTGATTTACTAATGAAATGGCTAACGCATCGTTAGCCATTACGAGATTAATGAGTTTTAAGTGCCTCTGTTAAAGATTTTCGATGATGTTCCCAAAAGGCAAAATCATTTACGTTTGAACTAAACCTCAAATGCTCTTCAGAATATATTGTTTCACGGTGATCGCATCCAAGAAGACATAGAATTAATCTGGTTAGATATATTGTTAAGTGTTCACAAGCAACTGCAATGTTTATCAAGTTGTCACTTGGTATAATTACACCATGTATAATTATATTTCTGATTTCAGAAAGTCCTAGCTTACCAGATTCATTAAATAATGGCCATAAGTCATGAGTATGGATTAAATGTTCTTTAAGAAATTCTTGTGTGGCATCTTTTAATGATATTCTATTCAGTTCTCCTAGTTTGCTTTTTATTTTTCCTCTAGTTGTTGAATCTTTGATAACGTCCTGGGTGATGACTCTTTCAATTGTTTGTCTTAATGATTTAAACTCGCTTTCACATAGAATGAAGGACGTATTGTTTTTTTCTTTATGAGTTAAGATAATAGATTCAAAAGATTGGAAAAGTGAAAGGTATCGAGACTCAAGATATTGGTTTGATGCATTGAGGACATTAATGGCTAATCGGATGTTCTGTCTGTAATGGGATGACAAATATGTGTGAAACATATTTTCAATATTTTCTTTGGCTTGTAATGGCATCATCAAGTGTTCTTTTTTGGTATCCTTAATAGGATTTTTTATCCTACAGCGAAAAACTGTATATACACCATCATTAGATTTTAGGTTCCAGTAACGACAAACTACTTTGTTACTATTGAGAAATGATAAGATATCATTAAATGCGTCAATTTTGTCAATGTAGTTATTTCTTACATCATCAATGGTTAAATTAGAGTTATTGGACTTTATTTTTAGGATTTGTTTTGTGCTGATTTCAAATTTTTCATTGCGCTCTAGTTTTGATTCGATATCTAATTTTATATCTTCGTTATTATTAAGTTTAACAATAATAGGCTCTGATTTTGTAAGAGATATGTTACCATCCGAAGATGGATTGTACTGAATGTTAGGGGAGAGTAGTTGATGGTCACTGTTGTAGAATGTTATTTCCGTATCCGGCGTATTATGTGCTTTATTATTTATAATGACTTCATTGGGAATGATGTTAAATGTATAGTGTTGAGTTTTTCCTGAGTGACAGTCGGCGATGTTTTCTATTCTACAATCGATTAGTTTTATCACTGAGCGAACATCACCATTTACATAATGAGTACAAAATTCAATGTCTAAATTATTTTTTTCATAAAGTTTGATGGTTTTTTTACTATAGGTCTTTATCTGAATCCTATCCCAGTTTTCTTTATTGTTGACAGTGACATTGCAAGTCATTTCGATACTGTTTTCTTTTTTTATAATATCGTTATTAATAGTAATTGGGTTGTGGTCATAAAAAAAAGTAACTTTAATTGATTCATACGTGTTCACTGATGTTTATCTCCTTGTGTGGTAAGCGACACAATATTATCAAATTTTGAATCAAGAAAAAGGCTGCCATAGTTGCCTTATGAACGCACAATTAACCGAAATCATGCGCCTTATCACCAACCTGATCCGCACTGGGGTAGTCACCGAAGTGGACAGGGAAAACTGGCTTTGCCGAGTGAAAACGGGCGAGCTTGAAACTAACTGGATCAGTTGGCTGACGTTGCGTGCAGGAAATGCCCGGACATGGTGGCGACCATCGGAAGGTGAGCAGGTGGTGCTGCTGAGTCTGGGCGGAAATCTTGAAACCGCCTTTGCGCTGCCCGCTGTCTATTCGAATCAGTTTGCGCCACCGTCGACGTCGGCGGACGCCTGTGTGACAGAATATCCTGACGGTGGCTGGTTTGAATACGAACCAGCCACCGGGCGCTGGTATGTCAGGGGCATCAAATCCATGGTCATTGAGGCTGCCGATAACATCACCCTGAAAACCAGTGAGTTTATGCTGGAGGCTGAGTGCACGCGTATTAACAGCGAAGTGGTGGTCAATGGTGGCGTTACTCAGGGCGGCGGAGCGATGAGTTCTAACGGGATCGTGGTTGATGCGCATCAGCATACTGGCGTCCTGAAAGGCGGCGATACAACCGGAGGCCCGGTATGACGCTTTATAGCGGGATGAACAATACCAGCGGTAAAGCCATTACTGATATTGACCATCTGCGCCAGTCGGTGCGGGACATTTTGCTGACGCCGCAGGGTAGCCGCATTGCCCGTCGGGAATATGGTTCCCTGCTGTCGGCACTGATAGACCAGCCACAAAATCCGGCATTACGCCTGCAGGTCATGTCGGCAGTGTATGTGGCGCTGAGTCGCTGGGAGCCACGGCTGACGCTGGATTCCATCACCATTAACAGCAATTTTGACGGTTCAATGGTGGTGGAGCTGACCGGGCGGCGTAATAACGGTGTGCCTGTTTCCCTTTCCGTATCAACAGGAGCAGAGAATGGCAGTGATTGACCTTTCGCAGTTGCCTGCGCCGCAGATTGTGGATGTGCCGGACTTTGAGACGCTGCTTGCCGAACGCAAGGCCGAATTTGTTGCGCTTCATCCGAAAGATGAGCAGGAAGCAGTGATCCGCACGCTGGAACTGGAATCTGAACCCGTCACCAAATTGCTTCAGGAGAACGCTTACCGTGAGTTGCTTCTGCGCCAGCGCATTAACGAAGCCGCGCATGCTGTGATGGTGGCTTACGCGATGGGCAGCGATCTTGACCAGCTCGCTGCCAACTACAACGTGAAACGCCTGACGGTGACGCCTGCTGATAATGACGCTGTGCCGCCCGTTGCAGCTGTGATGGAAAGCGATGAAGCGTTACGCCTGCGTGTGCCTGCAGCCTTTGAGGGGCTTTCTGTTGCGGGGCCAACTGCCGCTTATGAGTTTCATGCACGAAGCGCCGACGGTCGGGTGGCGGATGCCAGTGCAACCAGTCCGGCACCTGCAGAGGTGGTGCTGACTGTCCTTAGCCGCGAAGGCGACGGAACAGCAGAAAAAGACTTGCTGGATGTGGTGGAGAACGCCCTGAACAGTGAGAACGTCCGCCCGGTGGCTGACCGTCTGACGGTTCGCAGCGCAGAAATCATCCCGTATCGCGTGGAAGCCACCATTTTTCTTTATCCGGGACCGGAAGCAGAGCCGGTAATGGCCGCGGCAAAAGCCAGCCTGCAGAGGTACATCGCCAGTCAGACGCGGCTTGGTCGGGATATTCGCCGTAGCGCCATCTTTGCCGCCCTGCATGTTGAGGGGGTGCAGCGTGTGGAGCTGGCTTCGCCGCTGGCAGATGTGGTCCTGAACAAAACACAGGCGGCATCATGTACGCAGTGGAGCGTAACCAACGGAGGAACGGATGAATAGTCTGCTGCCACCGGGTTCAACACCACTGGAGCGCCGACTGGCGCGAACCTGCAGCGGGATTTCTGATCTGCAGGTGCCACTGCGTGACTTGTGGAATCCTGCGACCTGTCCGGTCAGTTTCCTGCCTTATCTCGCCTGGGCGTTCTCTGTGGATCGCTGGGACGAGAGCTGGACAGAAAGCGTCAAACGCCAGGTGGTGAAGGATGCTTTTTATATTCATCAGCACAAAGGAACCACCAGTGCCGTGCGGCGGGTGGTGGAGCCGTTCGGCTTCCTGATCCGCATTATTGAGTGGTGGCAGACCGGAGAAACACCAGGCACGTTTCGCCTGGATATCGGCGTGCAGGATCAGGGCATCACTGAAGATACCTATCTGGAACTTGAGCGGCTGATAAGCGATGCCAAACCATGTAGCCGTCACATGATCGGCATGTCCATCAATCTGCAGACCAGCGGTCCGCATTGGGTGGGGGCCGCCAGCTATCTTGGCGAAGAAATCACGATCTATCCGTATATCAACGAAACAATTATTTCCGGCGGCACCGCGCATGAAGGTGGGGCGGTCCATGTTATTGACACAATGAGAGTGAATCCATGAGCACAAAATTTTATACCCTGCTGACGGATATTGGCGCGACGAAACTTGCCAGCGCCGCCGCGCTCGGTGTGCCTTTAAAAATTGCCCATATGGCGGTCGGCGATGGCGGCGGAACATTGCCAACGCCGGACGCAAAGCAGACAGCATTGGTAAATGAGAAACGCCGGGCTGCGCTGAATATGCTCTATATCGACCCGCAGAACAGCAGTCAGATTATTGCTGAACAGGTGATCCCTGAAAACGAGGGCGGTTGGTGGATACGTGAAGTGGGCTTGTTTGATGACTCCGGGGCATTGATTGCCGTAGGCAACTGCCCGGAAAGCTATAAGCCGCAATTGGCTGAAGGCAGCGGGCGCACCCAGACCGTGCGCATGGTGCTGATTACCAGCAGCACGGACAATATCACCCTGAAAATCGACCCTGCCGTCGTGCTGGCAACCCGTCATTATGTAGATCAACAAATAGAAATTCATGAGCAATCGCGCCGCCATCCTTCTGCGTCTTTGACAGAAAAGGGATTTGTACGTCTGTATAGCGGTGTGGAAAGCAATGATGAAACAGTCGCTGCAACGCCAAAAGCAGTGAAAATAGCGATGGATAATGCCAGCGCCAGACTGGCAAAAGACCGCAATGGTTCTGATATTCCCAATCCGGCACTGTTTGTTCAGAATCTGGGATTGAAAACGACTGTTGATAAAGCTGCATCAGCGATTCAGCCAGGAGATTATGGAATTGGCCTGGCTTATCTGAAAACCATGGGAACCAAATCGCAATTTTTTGCTTATGGTACAGCTGTCGGCTATCCAGAAGTGCCAACACATGGTGCTGGTTTCCAGGCCTGTTACAACGACAATCGACGTGCACAAATTTATGTCGCTAATGATGGCAAGATGTACTGTCGATTCAGCATGTTATCGAAAATTGCCGATGATGAAACACCGTGGAATCAGGTGTTCACCAGTGCACATTATCCAGAAGCATCAGTGAGTGTTAAAGGAATGGTGCAACTGGGGAACGATGTAAACAGCGTGTCAGAAAATGTTGCGGCGACATTGAAAGCGGTAAAAATTGCGATGGACAACGCCAGCGCGAGACTGGCAAAGGACCGCAATGGTGCTGATATTCCTGACCCGACTTTGTTTATTCAGAATCTGGGACTTAAACCGACGGTTGATAAGGCTGAAAGTGCTCTGCAACAGGGAGCATACGGAATCGGTAGCAATAATAACTACGAAATGGGTGAGGTTTCACAGTTTCTTGCATATTCAGGTAATGCAGATGAAGTGCCATCGAATGGTGCAGGTTTTCAGGCTGCGTATAACAAGAACAGACGCGCGCAGATTTTCATCACCGGAGCAGGGGAAATGTATCACCGTTTCAGCGGCTCTGATACGGTTAAAGACAATACAACACTATGGCGTCGGGGTGTTTGTGAAGATGAATTTTCATTTGGCAGCAATTATCACCGAATAACTGGCGGTGTGCTGAAGCAGTTTTTTAACAGTTATTTTTCCGGGGCAACTGGTGTGGTGAATAAAGAGTATCAGGTGAATTTTCCGACACCATTTGCCCGTCAGTGCTGGTACGTGATCCCCGTTTTCCGTTCGTCACACGGTGGGAGTGTTGAGGGTGTCGCCATTACAGCTATTACTGCAACTGGCTTTACTCTGAGCATCACCGGAGATAACGGTGGATGGAATATTGGGTTTATTGCGGAGGGGGTCTGATGAGTTATTTTTACAGTCCATCAAGAAATGCATTTTATAACAGTGAACTGAAATCTGATTATTACGATGCTCTCGATGCGTGGCCGGATGACTGTATTGAGGTAAGTGATGCAGTCTATCAGGAGTTTTATCTTGGTTATCGGGAAGGGTACAAAATGGTTGCAGGCACTGATAACCAGCCATCATGGGAAGAACGTCCACCATTGACCCATGAGGAACAGATGGAACAGGCAGAAATGATGAAACAGATGCGCATTAATGAGGCTAACAACCTGATTAATGAAAAACAATGGCCATCAAAATTACAGCTTGGCAGGCTGAACGAAATGGAGACAACCAGATTTAATGCGATGCTGGATTATCTTGAGTTACTTGAAAATATTAATGTAAGTGATGCCCCGGATATAGTCTGGCCTTTATCACCAGAAGTCTGAATACATCCCCGCGTCTGCGGGGATTGCTGTATCCGCCGTTGTGCCATTTTTCATACAAACCACATAACGTGCATCCTGCTCGTTTCAACCAGAACATAGGCAGACCCCCTCTACTACCGGAGAGACTGCCTTATGGCTCAGGATTACCACCACGGGGTGCGCGTTGTTGAAGTCAACGAAGGCACCCGATCCATTACCACGGTGAGCACCGCCATCGTGGGTATGGTCTGCACGGGCGATGATGCCGATGCAAAAATGTTTCCTCTTAATAAACCCGTGCTGATCACTGATGTGCTGACTGCCAGCGGTAAAGCGGGTGAATCCGGTACGCTGGCCCGTTCGCTGGATGCCATTGCTGACCAGGCAAAACCCGTGACCGTTGTTGTGCGTGTGCCGCAGGGTGAAACGGAAGAAGAAACCACGACCAATATCATCGGCGCAGTGACTGCTGAAGGTAAAAAAACAGGCATGAAAGCTCTGTTATCTGCCCAGTCACAGCTCGGCGTTAAACCGCGCATTCTCGGCGTGCCAGGCCACGATAACAAAGCCGTTGCGACTGAGTTGCTGAGCGTGGCGCAAAGCCTGCGTGGGTTTGCTTACCTGTCAGCGTATGGCTGCAAGACAGTGCAGGAGGCGATCACTTACCGCGAAAACTTCAGCCAGCGCGAAGGGATGCTGATCTGGCCTGACTTTACTGGCTGGGACACGGTGCTGAATGCCGAAGCAACTGCATATGCCACCGCCCGTGCGCTCGGTCTGCGCGCCAAAATTGATGAGCAGACCGGGTGGCACAAAAGCCTGTCCAACGTGGGCGTGAACGGTGTCACCGGAATTTCTGCTGATGTGTTCTGGGATCTGCAGGACCCGGCAACCGATGCAGGTCTGCTGAACCAGAACGACGTCACCACGCTTGTGCGTAAAGACGGTTTCCGCTTCTGGGGTTCCCGCTGCCTGAGTGATGACCCGCTCTTTGCCTTCGAAAACTACACCCGCACGGCGCAGGTGCTGATGGACACGATGGCAGAAGCACACATGTGGGCGGTGGATAAACCGTTTAACCCGTCGCTGGCCCGCGACATTATCGAAGGTATCCGCGCCAAAATGCGCAACCTGGTCAGTCAGGGCTATCTCATTGGTGGTGATTGCTGGCTGGATGAGTCGGTGAACGACAAAGACACGCTGAAAGCCGGAAAACTCACCATCGACTACGACTACACGCCAGTGCCGCCACTTGAAAACCTGATGTTGCGTCAGCGCATCACCGATCAGTACCTGGTGAATTTCGCCAGCCAGGTCAGCGCGTAAGGGGACAACATGGCTTTACCACGCAAATTAAAACACCTGAACCTGTTTAACGACGGGAATAACAGGCAGGGGATCGTTGAGTCGCTGACGCTGCCGAAATTCACCCGCAAATATGAGAAGTATCGCGGCGGCGGAATGCCGGGTGCAGTGGATGTGGATCTGGGGCTGGATGACGGCGCACTGGATACAGAGTTTTCTATTGGTGGTACTGAACTGCTGCTGTTTAAGCAGATGGGCAAAGCCACGGTGGATGGCATCCAGTTGCGCTTTACCGGCTCTATTCAGCGTGACGATACCGGGGAAGTGCAGGCCGTAGAGCTTGTCGTGCGTGGACGTCACAAAGAAGTGGATTCCGGCGAGTGGAAGACGGGCGAAAGCAACACTACCAAAGTGACCAGCACCAACAGCTACGCGAAGCTGACTATTAATGGTGAGGTGCTCTATGAAGTGGATCTTATCAACATGGTGGAAATTGTGGACGGTGTGGACCTGATGGAAGCGCACCGCAACGCCCTCGGCCTCTGATGTATCTGAACGGCGCGGAATGCCGCGCCAGAACCTAATTTACAGGACAACAAAATGAGCGATAAACAGACTGAAAAGACCATTCAACTGGATACCCCCATCATGCGCGGTAAAACAGAAATTACCGAAATTGTGTTGCGTAAACCGCAGTCTGGTGCGCTGCGCGGCACACGCCTGCAGGCCATTATGGATATGGATGTGAACGCGATGATGACCGTGATCCCCCGCATCTCCAGTCCGGCACTGACTGCACAGGAAATCGCAGAGATGGACCCGGCAGATCTCACAGCCATGTCGGTTGAGGTTGTCACTTTTTTGTTGAAGAAGTCGGTGCTTGCCGGTTTACCGACAGCCTGACGGTTGACGATTTGGTGGCAGATATCGCCACCATTTTTCACTGGCCGCCATCCGTTACTGACGTTATGCCGCTGACCGAAGTGCTGGAATGGCGGTATAAAGCGATTCAGAGATGCGGGGCTAACGATGAGTGATAACAACCTGCGCCTGCAGGTCATTCTTAATGCGGTTGACAAACTCACCCGCCCATTCCGTGCTGCACAGGCCAGTTCGAAAGAGCTGGCTGGCGCAATTCAGAATACCCGAAACAGCCTCAAAGAACTGAATAAGCAGGCTGGCAGAATTGATGAATTTCGCAAGACGCGCTCGCAACTAGCCATAACAGCCAACAACCTGAACGCAGCCCGCGAAGAGGCGGCAAAACTCGCCACACAATTTGCTGCCACTAACAGGCCAACCGCCGCGCAGGCAAAGTTATTCAGTCAGGCCAAAACACGAGTACAGAAACTTCAGCAGACCTATAACGGCTTGTTGGGGGCGGTCCAGAGACAACGTCAGGCACTTAAAGAATCAGGGATTGATACCAGACAACTCAGTAGTGCCCAGCGAGAACTTAAGAAAAATGCTGAAGAAACAAGGCAGGCACTGGAGGGCCAGCAAAAAGCACTTAAACGTCTGGGTAAACAACAGGCACGGATGAACGCTGCCAGAGAACAATACTCAAGACGGCTTGAAGTGCGCGATCGCATCGCAGGAGCCGGAGCCACTACCACGGCTGCAGGGCTGGCAATGGGTGCGCCAGTGATGGCGGCAGTAAAAAGCTATACCAGCATGGAAGATGCCATGAAAGGTGTGGCAAAGCAGGTCAATGGTCTGCGTGACGATAATGGCAACCGCACTGCACGTTTTTATGAAATGCAGGATGCCATCAAGGCTGCCAGCGAACAGTTGCCGATGGAAAACGGTGCGGTGGACTTCGCTGCACTGGTTGAAGGAGGTGCGCGCATGAACGTCGCAAACCCTGACGACAGCTGGGAAGACCAGAAACGTGACCTGCTGGCCTTCGCCAGTACGGCAGCAAAGGCGGCAACAGCCTTTGAGCTGCCAGCGGATGAACTGTCAGAAAGTCTGGGGAAAATCGCCCAGCTCTACAAAATACCTACCCGCAATATTGAACAGCTCGGCGATGCGCTGAACTATCTGGATGATAACGCCATGTCGAAAGGGGCGGACATCATTGATGTGATGCAACGTCTGGGCGGTGTAGCTGACCGTCTGGATTATCGTAAAGCGGCGGCACTGGGTTCCACCTTTCTGACACTGGGCGCTGCGCCGGAGGTTGCAGCCAGTGCAGCAAACGCGATGGTGCGTGAATTGTCCATTGCCACCATGCAAAGCAAGAGTTTCTTTGAAGGGATGAATCTGCTGAAACTCAATCCTGAAGTGATTGAAAAGCAGATGACGAAGGATGCGATGGGAACTATCCAGCGTGTGCTGGAGAAGGTGAACGCACTGCCGCAGGACAAGCGTCTGTCTGCCATGACCATGTTGTTTGGTAAAGAGTTTGGTGATGACGCGGCGAAACTGGCAAACAACCTTCCGGAACTGCAGCGCCAGCTAAAACTGACAGCGGGCAATGATGCGCTCGGTTCCATGCAGAAAGAATCTGACATCAACAAAGACTCACTTTCTGCTCAGTGGTTGCTGGTCAAAACCGGAGCGCAGAACACCTTCAGCAGCCTGGGCGAAACGCTGCGCCAGCCGCTGATGGATATTCTGTACACGGTGAAAAGCATCACGGGAGCGTTGCGCCGCTGGGTGGAAGCTAACCCGGAACTGACAGGCACACTGATGAAAGTAGCGGCTGTTGTGGCTGCGGTTACCGTAGGCCTCGGCACCTTAGCGGTGGCGCTGGCTGCAGTGCTGGGGCCGCTGGCAGTCATCCGTCTGGGATTCTCTGTGCTGGGTATCAAAACGTTACCTTCCGTTACGGCAGCAGTAACACGAACCAGCAGCGCGTTGTCCTGGTTAGCTGGCGCTCCACTGGCACTGCTGCGACGCGGGCTTGCTTCATCGGGCAACGCAGCGGGTTTACTTACTGCGCCGTTGTCGTCTTTGCGCCGCACGGCATCACTGACGGGGAATGTCCTGAAAACTGTAGCAGGTGTGCCGGTTGCACTGTTGCGGTCTGGATTATCCGGTTTACGTGCTGTTGCTGTGATGTTTATGAATCCACTGGCAGCACTACGCGGTGGACTGGCTGCCGCAGGCGCGGTGCTGCGAGTACTGGCATCCGGTCCGCTGGCGATGCTGCGCGTTGCCCTGTATGCCATATCTGGTCTGTTAGGTGCTCTGCTCAGTCCGATAGGTCTTGTGGTTACTGCACTGGCGGGCGTGGCGCTGGTTGTCTGGAAATACTGGCAACCCATCACCGCATTTCTCGGTGGCGTGGTGGAAGGATTCAAAGCGGCGGCAGGTCCCATCAGTGCTGCATTCGAACCACTTAAGCCTGTGTTTCAGTGGATTGGCGACAAAGTACAGGCGCTGTGGGGCTGGTTTACTGATCTGCTGACGCCCGTTAAGTCGACCTCTGCCGAACTGCAGAGCGCAGCGGCAATGGGGCGACGATTCGGGGAGGCTCTGGCGGAGGGGCTGAATATGGTCATGTATCCGCTGGACTCCCTGAAATCCGGTGTTTCCTGGTTGCTGGATAAACTCGGCATTGTCAGTAAAGAAGCTGCAAAGGCGAAACTGCCGGAAAGCGTGACGCGTCAGCAACCTGCGACGGTGAATGCAGACGGTAAAGTGATGATGCCATCGGGTGGTTTTCCATCATGGGGATATGGCTTTGCGGGGATGTATGACAGCGGCGGCTATATCCCGCGCGGGCAGTTTGGCATCGTCGGTGAAAACGGGCCGGAAATTGTTAACGGCCCGGCAAATGTGACCAGCCGGAGAAATACAGCTGCACTGGCTGCCGTTGTTGCCGGAATGATGGGCGTTGCTGCCGCGCCTGCAGAGCTTCCACCGTTGCATCCTTTGGCACTTCCCGCGAAAGGCGGCGAAGCGATGGTGAGTCGTGCAGCCACTGTGCCGCCCGTTCACCGGATTGAGGCACCGACGCAGATCATCATTCAGATGCAGCCAGGACAAAGTGCGCAGGATATTGCGCGGGAGGTGGCACGCCAGCTTGATGAACGTGAACGCAGGCTGAAGGCAAAAGCCAGGAGTAACTACAGCGATCAGGGGGGATACGACGCATGATGATGGTGCTGGGATTGTACGTGTTTATGCTGCGCACTGTGCCGTATCAGGAACTGCAGTATCAACGCAGCTGGCGACATGCGGCAAACAGCCGGGTAAACCGACGTCCGTCCACGCAGTTTCTGGGACCGGAAAACGACATGCTGACGCTTTCCGGTGTTCTTATGCCGGAGATAACAGGCGGCAGGCTGTCGTTGCTGGCACTGGAGCAGATGGCAGAACAGGGGAAAGCATGGCCCCTGATTGAAGGCAGCGGCACGATTTACGGCATGTATGTGATTGAGGGACTGAATCAGACTAAAACGGAGTTTTTCCGCGACGGTATGCCGCGCCGGATTGAGTTCACCCTGTCGCTCAAACGAGTGGATGAATCCCTGTCCGATATGTTCGGTGATCTCAGTGCGCAACTGAATAATCTGCAGGACACGGCAACGTCTGCCTTAAGCGATATCAGTAAAACGGTGGGAGGGCTGCTGTCGTGAATTTCAGCTCTGAACTGCTTAACAAAGGCAACAAAACTCCCGCATTCAGCATCAGTATTGAGGGCAGGGATATCACCACTGTGCTGGATAACCGCCTGATGAGTTTGACGCTGACGGATAACCGGGGCTTTGAAGCGGACCAGCTTGATCTGGAGCTGGATGACGCTGACGGAAAAATCGTGCTGCCGCGCCGTGGTGCGGTCATTACGCTGGCGCTGGGCTGGAAGGGGCAGCCGCTTTTCCCTAAAGGGGCATTCACAGTGGACGAGATTGAACACACTGGCGCACCGGACCGCCTGACTATCCGGGCGCGAAGTGCTGATTTTCGGGAAACGCTGAATACCCGCCGTGAAAAATCGTGGCATAAGACCACCGTCGGGGAAGTGGTGAAGGAAATAGCCGCGCGGCACAAGCTGAAGATGGCACTGGGTAAAGACCTGTCGGATAAGCCCGTGGAGCATATAGACCAGACTAATGAGAGTGACGGCAGTTTTCTGATGCGGCTGGCGCGACAGTACGGTGCCATCGCGTCGGTGAAAAATGGCAATCTGTTATTCATTCGGCAGGGACAGGGTAAAAGTGCTAGCGGTAAACTACTGCCGGTGATCACTATCACGCGTAAGGACGGCGACAGTCACCGCTTTACCCAGGCAGATCGCGGAGCTTACACGGGCGTAATTGCCAGCTGGTTGCATACCCGCGAACCCGCGAAGAAAGAAAGCACCACGGTGAAGCGTAAGCGCAGGACTAAGAAGCAGAAGAAAGAGCCGGAAGCGAAGCAGGGCGATTACCTGGTGGGTACGGATGAAAACGTGCTGGTACTCAATCGCACCTATGCCAACCGGAGCAACGCCGAACGGGCAGCGAAAATGCAGTGGGAACGCCTGCAACGCGGCGTTGCGTCATTCTCGCTACAACTGGCGGAAGGGCGGGCAGATCTCTACACGGAAATGCCTGTGAAGGTCAGTGGTTTTAAACAGCCGATAGATGATGCGGAATGGACCATTACGACTCTGACACATACCGTCAGCCCGGATAACGGTTTTACGACCAGTCTGGAGCTTGAAGTGAGGATTGATGATTTCGAAATGGAATGATTCTTCGCAATGGAGAACTTTTAAGTTTGCGAAATGGAATAATGCGGTATCATTATTGTGATTTTAGCAAAAATGGGGAGAACTCGAAAAATGATGATTTGCCCACTGTGTGGAAGTGCCGCCCATACTCGCAGCAGTTTTCAGGTATCTTCATTGACTAAAGAGCGTTACAACCAGTGCCAGAATATTAACTGCAGCCATACTTTTGTAACCCATGAAACTTTTGTTCGTTCGATTGCAACGCCAAAAGAGTCAAATCCGGTTCAGCCGCATCCAATGAAATCAGGACAGGTGGCGCTCTCTCTTTGACGCTGCCGCCATTTTGTCGCCATCGTTAAAAAACAGTGCTTCTAACGTCATGATTTTAAACGGCATAAATTTCAGGCAACAAAAAACCCATCAACCTTGAACCTAAATGGCGGGGTTGATGGGCTCCACAAAATGGGGACATCAAAGAAAAGCAGTGGCACTAATTAAGACTGATGCCCCGAAGAAAAGTTCTGCGCTTGTGCAAAAAAATTTCATTCTCAGGGCAACTTCAGGTTTATCCGAGTCCTGGCCACACCATTACAATGATTGTCCCCGCCAGCGTCAGTAGCACGTTAGCTATTGCATAGGTACCTGCATAGCCCAGCGCCGGGATATTACTGCGCGCAGTATCGCTGATAATCTCCATTGCCGGAGCGCAAGTACGTGCTCCCATCATTGCGCCGAATAACAGCGCGCGGTTCATACGCAGTACGTAAGCACCGAACAGGAAGCAGATAACCACTGGCACCAGACTGACAATCAATCCGGCAATTAGCATTTGACCGCCAATTGCACCAAGGCCGTTATTGATGCCGCTACCGGCGCTTAAACCAACGCCTGCCATAAACACCATCAAACCGAACTCTTTCACCATGCTTAAGGCACCCTGCGGAATATAGCCGAAGGTAGGATGGTTGGCGCGCATAAAGCCCAGCATAATACCGGCAAATAACAATCCGGCAGCATTACCCATGCCAAAGCTAAATGTACTGAACTGGAAAGTGATCATCCCAATCATCAGACCAATGACAAAGAATGCGCAGAATGCCAGCAAATCGGTAACCTGGCTGTGAATTGAGATAAAGCCAATGCGATCGGCGATGGTTTTCACGCGACGGGCATCACCACTGACTTGCAACACGTCACCTTTATTAAGTACCACGTTGTCATCGATTGGCATCTCTATCTGGCTGCGGATGACGCGGTTAAGGAAGCAACCGTGATCGGTCAATTTCAATTGCGCCAGACGTTTACCAACGGCGTTATGGTTTTTAACTACTACCTCTTCAGTGACGATACGCATATCGAGAAGGTCACGATCAAAAACTTCTTTACCGTTACGGAAGCTGGGATCGAGTCGGGCGTGGGCGTCAGGGTAACCGACCAACGCAATTTCATCACCCATTTGCAGCACGGCATCGCCATCCGGGTTCGCCAGAATCCCATTACGGCGGATACGCTCGATATAGCAACCCGTTTGCCGATAGATGCCCAGTTCTCGCAGATTTTTGCCGTCGGTCCATGCAACCAGTTCCGGGCCGACGCGGTAGGCGCGGATGACAGGTAAATAGACTTTACGGCTGGCGTCGGTGTCCAGACCTCGTTCACGGGCGATCTGTTGAGCACTGGTCTGCAAGTCCTGATGCTGCAACTTCGGTAAATAACGCGCGCCGACAATCAGACTGACCAGACCAATTAAATAGGTTAACGCATACCCGAGGCTAAGATTATCCAGTGCCAGAGAGAGCTGCCTGCTTTCCATACCAGAATGGCGTAACGTATCGCCGGCACCAACCAGAACTGGTGTTGAAGTCATGGAGCCAGCTAACATCCCGGCTGTCAGGCCGATGTCCCAGCCAAACAGCTTACCCAGCCCTAAGGCGATCAGCAGCGCACTGCCGACCATTACCAGGGCTAACATTAGATAATTTTTCCCATCGCGAAAAAAAATGGAAAAAAAGTTGGGTCCGGCTTCGACCCCGACGCAGAAAATAAACAGCATAAAACCAAGATTCAGTGCGTCGGTGTTAATGCTGAAATGTTGTTGGCCTAATAACAGCGATACGACCAAAACGCCAATGGAATTACCCAGTTGGATTGAGCCAAGTCGTAATTTCCCGAGACACAGCCCAAGCGCGAGGACCACAAATAATAACAGAATGTAATTCCCATTTAACAATTCGGCGACGTTTATATTCACGGAGACTAACTTCTTGTTTACGAGTAAGCTGTTGAAAGAAATGGTAATTTACGATAATGTTTTTACCAGAACTCAGGGCGCAGATTCATTCAGCGCACCTAAACGATAGTAAAGCAACAATATATTTTACTAGTGTAATCACATTAGGTACCAGCGGCTATAAGAATTGCGTTGGCCTATATTAGCATGGAATGCGAAGCGGCTTTATCTTACTGAACGCCACACTGGCGAAAAATGTGTTCGATAGACGCAGTGTCAGGAGGAACGAGTGAAACATAAACAACGTTGGGCGGGGGCAATCTGCTGTTTTGTCCTTTTCATTGTGGTGTGCCTCTTTCTGGCGACGCATATGAAAGGCGCTTTTCGGGCTGCCGGGCACCCTGAAATCGGTCTGCTGTTTTTCATTCTTCCTGGAGCGGTTGCCAGCTTTTTTTCACAGCGTAGAGAAGTTCTTAAACCGCTGTTTGGCGCAATGCTGGCAGCACCGTGCTCGATGTTAATTATGCGACTGTTTTTTTCTCCCACCCGCTCATTTTGGCAGGAGCTGGCGTGGTTATTAAGTGCAGTCTTCTGGTGTGCGCTGGGAGCGTTGTGCTTCTTATTTATCAGCAATCTGTTCAAGCCACATCACAGAAAAAATCAATAAAGCCCTCAAACAGAGAGGGCTTATCCGGCGATCAGGCGTCAAGATTCTCTTTCACCCATGCGGCAAAATCGGTATAGCCGCCAATGTGTTGCTGATCGACAAAAATCTGCGGCACGGTTTCTACAGGCTTCCCGGCTTTCTGCTGCAAATCTTCTTTAGTGATCCCTTCAGCACGAATATCAACATACTGATACTGAAAATCATCACGTTCGTTGCTCAACTGCTCTGCCAGATCTTTCGCTCGCACGCAGTAAGGACATCCCGGGCGCCCAAAAATAACGGTTTGCAT